GTCGAACAGGAATATGAATAATCTGTTCGCCGCATGATGACGCTTTTTGTAAGCAATCATCCTGTGAGAAGGGGTTAACGCCCCTCCCAGTTGCAATTGCATTCAAACAGAGGATAACTACCTGTCTGGGAAAAACTGACTCTCGAAATAGCTATATACAGAGTCTTTTATCAAACTAGCTATGAAAAGAAATAACAATCGAAATAACCGAAGTCGCAAGGTTGTAAAAAGACGCGATAATATAAGTCGAAGGAGAAACAATACCCTTCGCCGACCTCGAAATAATAATAATAACCGCAGGATCACTTCTGCCCCAGTAAGTTTAGGATTCACTAATAGGAATGGGGGGCCAGTGGTTCGTGGTAACGGAAATTCTAAGACAGTCACTCATCGTGAGTTGCTCGCTGTTGTTGCTGGAAGTGATGCCTTCACCATTTTCTCTGGTGAAATCAATCCGGGGATTTATGGATCTTTTCCCTGGTTGTCTAATGAGGCATTAACTTATGAAATGTATTCTTGGAGATTCCTAGGTTATGAATATGAACCTTCGTGTTCTACTACTTCCACTGGAGTAGTTATGTTGGCGGTTGAGTTTGATCCAACCGATCCACTCCCTGAAAATGAAAATGGTTTCATGAATCTTTGTGATGCCGTTCAGGGGCCTGTCTGGTCTGAGTGTAAGTATGTTTGCAACCCAATGAATCTCTCCAGGCAGTATAAGAATAAATATGTGCGTTTTGGCACTGTGCCTTCTTCCGACATTCATTCTTATGATTGCGGAAAATTTATGTATGCAACTATAGGGCAAGCCAACACCACTGTCATAGGAAGAATATTTTCTAGATATTCCTGTGAGTTTTACATACCTAATTTGCCTTCTCTTGCTGAGAGAGGTACGTATGTTTTTGATCTCTTTAACAATTCTCAGGTCACTGCTACCAATCCGTTGGGGCAGGACATTTATCCCTTGGTGCACAATGGAAATTTAGCTGTGCTTAATCAAGGTGGAGGAGCTCTTAAATTCAGTGTGTTGGGAATAGTTCCTGGTGAGTATTATAGAATAACTCTTAAACACATTGGAGTGGGAATTGTGGGGACTGTTACCATGACTCCGGATATTGGATGGGTAACCGTGCCTAATAATGAAGGGTGGG